CCTGCGCGACAGCGTCGGCGAACAGCCCCATGAAGCGCTCGACTTCGAGCTCCAGCCGGGCCTGGCCAGCTTCGCTCAACGGCCGGTGCGAGTTCATGTCGATCTTGCGTTCGCCGGCGTAGACGAAGGTGTAGGTGTAGCCCTGCTGCGCGTCGCGCCGGCTCTGGTCCACGTGCAGCGCGACGACGCCGATCGAGCCGACGCCACCGGTGACCGGGGCATAGAAGCGCTCGGACTGGCTGCCGAGCCAGTAGGCGGCGCTGTAGGCCTGGTCGGCCGCCACCGACCACATGCGCTTTTTCTTGCGGCCGTCGTAGATGCGCGCCGCGAGGTCCACGATCCCGCCGCCCTCGCCGCCGGGAGAGTCAATTTCGAGGAGCACCGCGCGCACCTCGGGGTCGGCAATGGCGGTTTCCACCAGCGACGCGATCGAGGAGTAGGAGGTGAGGCCGGACTCGGCGTCCATGAAGCCGCCGCGCTGCACCAGCGTGCCCAGGATGGGGATGATCGCGATGCCGGTGTTGGTGAGGGCATACGGCTTGTCGGTGCGCCGCTGCAGGGGAATGCCGGCGTACGCCGCGGCGCGGCGCTGGTGCTCGCGCTCCGCGCGCTGCTCGGGAGACTCCTCCGGATAGTCTTCCTCCAGGCGGATGCTGCGTTCGCCCATGACGTGGGCGCGGAAGACGCGCTCGATCACCTCCACCTTCTCGGGATGGATGAGGAGCGGCGCGTTGTAGAGCCGCGTCCAGAGGTGCGGGTAGCGCATCGATGCACTCCTCATGCGGCAAGCCCCGCGTTGGCGGGGCTTGCGGGTTGTTGTTTCGCCGGCCGGCCGGGAGGCGATCCGGCGCCCGTCTCATCGTCGTCCCGGTGGGCGCCAGCGGTGTTGTTGATGGTTTCGACGCCGGGAAACCTGATGTCGTACTGCTCCTCGAGCTTTTTCTTGTAGGCGAGCTCGCGCGCGATCTGCTCGAGGTTCTCCTGCCAGTCGCCGCCCTGCTCCGCGCATTCGTCCTCGAGCGTGGTGATGCAGAGCTTGTTGCGGAGATCGGCCGCCTGCGCTTCCTTGAGAGGATCGATCCAGCCGCGGCCGTCGCCGATCCACTTGCAGGTGCAATACGCTTCCCAGTTCTCGTAGAAATCGGGGGCGTCCACGAGCCCCAGGTCCACGCACTCCTCAAGCCACAGCGCGTAGATCGGGGAGAGCCAGCCGTCGGCCAGCCATTTGCGCCGGCCGCGGAAGAAGCGCCAGGCCTCGAGGAGCGCCGCGCGCGCGGAGGAATAGTTGGTCTCGCTGAAGTCGAGCATCAGCAGCTCGTACGGGATGTGCAGCCCCGTCGCGATGTGCCGGAAGAGCGACTTGACGAAGGCCTCGAAGCTGTTGGACGGGCGCCCCGGAGAGTAGGTCCCGACCTTGGTCCCGAGGGGCACGTTGACGATCTGCGCGCCCTGGAATTCCATCCGCGATCCGTCGCGGTTGGCGAGCCCCGCCTGGTATTGCTTGAGCGCGTCCGGATTGGAGCTGAGCAATTCGAGAACCCGGTCCTGGTCGAGCGAGGACTCGACCACCATCGCGACCATGGCGTTGACGAGCATCGCCTTCAGCTCCGCGCCCGTCACGTCGGTCAGCATCTTGAACTGCCGCATGCCGGAGGTGAGCGAGGGCTTGCCGCGGGACTGCGCCGGGCGGTCGATGTTCTGCGGCACATGGAGCACGCGCCGGCGCCCCCACGCGGTCATCGCGGGGATGCGTTCCCACTTGTAGAGGCCTTCGTTGACGGACCAGTAGGAACTGTAGCGGGCGTCGCCGGGGTGCGCCTTCCGGATGTTGTAGACAAGCGGCCTGCCGTAGTCGTCCATGTCGATCCCGCCGCGCCGCCGGTCGGTGTCCGGGCCATCGTCGGGATTGGACAGCCGGTCGGGCTCGATCAACTGCAGGCAGGTCGAGAAGCGGTTGCCGCGGCCGGGCAGCCACAGCGGGAGGGCGAGCGCCGCGCCGTTCAGAAACGCGGAGTTGAAGCCCTGCACCGTGAGCGCGTCGCCGTTGCACTTGTGGGCGACGTCCACGGCGCAGTTCGCCCACCAGGTCCGCCACCACGACTCGACGTTGTTGCCCCACTCCTCGGCCCACTCGCGGTCCTTCTTGAGGAGGCGCCAGTCGGGCTTCGCGGAGAGCCGCAGCCCGCAGCCGATGATGTTGTCCTGGTAGCGCTGGCGCGCGCCGTCCGCGACGCCATTGTTGCGCGTGAGGTCGCGCGACCGGGAAACGATTCGCCCAAGCTCGGGCAGGAGATCGGAGTCCGCGGAGCCGGTGATCGGATCCCAACGGCGTAGGTCGTTCGACAGCGATCCGGCGGAATACGCATTCGCACCAACGCGCGGCAAGGGCCGGCCGGATGCATCCAGCAATTGAACCTGGTTTGCCATGCTCATCCTGGAAGGTCCACCGATATGGCCTGACGACGGGTGCCGGTCGTGGCTCCGCCGATCGCGGCGATCTGATATTTGAGGTCCTCGATGTAGCCGGATAGCATCGTCAGACCGGTCACCGAATTTGCGTACCGGACGCGCATGTCACCATGCTCCACCTCCTCCTCCGAGCTTCCGGTGAGGAGCTTGTGGTAAGCCAGCTCGGCTTCGAGCAGGCGAGTCTGCAGGGTCGCGAGGTCGGCCATTTACAATTCCTCTCGATGCACTACAATCCGATCTGTGCTGCGGCGGGGAAAGTAGACCCCTACGACATCTCGAAGCTCAATTCGGTAAATCGACTGCGGAAAGTCACGCGGGGTGTCTGAAGGGCGGTAACGCCTATATGCCACCACCGAATTGGGGCGCCGGAGTAACGCCCGGCCAGCACATTCCTCAACTTAGTACGGCGTTGTCGAGTCACTCTGCGTGTGCGCGCCGCCGCCCATATTCAGTTGAGCGAGGAGCGGGTCTACAGCCCTGGACCGCGGAGCCGCCGGCCCCGCAGCCGTTTTCTCCGGCTGCGGGGGGAGGCGTGCTGCGGCGGGCTGGGGTGTATCTCGCTGCGCCGGCGCCTGGACGGGCGCCGGTTGTTCTCCGCATTCTCCACGATTCGCGCGGCCGATCAGGTCGGGCTGGCGCAGGCGCTCCTCGATGGCGAACCACTGCGCCTCGGTCATGAGGTTGATCTTCAGGCTGCGCGATGCGTGCAGCGCGTAGACTTCGCAGTCGAGCGCCTCGTTGCGGACGCCCGGCTTGACGTCCCAGAACAGCTTGTTGCGCCGGTAGCCTTTCCGCGGAGCCTTGATTTCCGAGGTGATCTGCTTGTAGTAATCGCCGCGGATCTCCCGATACCAATGCATTCGGCCAGCGCCCCGGCCGGTGATCAGGTTGCCGTGATCGTCCTTCTCGCTCAGCCGGAGCTTCCCGCCGTGCTCGCCGAACCCGATGATCAGGTCCTTGGCCTTTTCGGTCCCCACCAGGTAGACGTGGAGCCCGTATTTCGAGGCCTTGGTCTTGCGCGCCGGATCGATTGGGCGCGGGACGCGGTAAATTTCTCCGGTTTCCACGCCGCGAATCGCCATGACGCCGCGATGACGATGCTTGCGGCAGAACGCATAGACAGCGTCGGAGGTGTTGCCGTCGGCGCTGTCGATCGAGGCGGCCTCGACGTAAAGCTCCTCGCCGCTCGCATGCCGGTACGGCCGGAACAGGAACCGCTCGAGCTCTGTCCACGACGGGTCGTTTTGGTCGACGGGATTGCCGTGGATCTCGCCCCAGTACACTCGCCAGGACTCTTCGCCGCGACCCCAAGCCACGACCACGAGCGCGATCCGGTCTCCCTGGACGTCGGCACCGATCGTGAGACGGAGCCCGCCCCACGGCACGGTCAGCTCCGCGTAGTCCTCGCAGCGGGCTTCCAGCTCCTCGACCTTCGGCGCCGGCGACTTGTACTTGAACGGCAGGCCGAGCTGGTTGTTGTAGAACAGCATCAGGCCGGTGAGGTCGCCGGACCGCGCCTTGTAGTCGGCCTCGAGGCGCTTCTCGGCAAGCACTCGCAGCGAGGCCTGCGGCGCGCAGCTCATCAGGTCGCTGATGTAGAAGCCGGCCAGCTCGGAACGCGGAGCGGTCGGAATCCAGCCGTAGCCGGGGACTCCCTGGCGCTGAAGATCCCACGCGCGGCGCACGTTCAGCACCCGTTCCTGATTCGTCCACGTGGCGTGGCAGTGCGGGCAAACGAGGAACGCCTTCTCCGGCACCGCCTTGCCAAAAATCGGGTGGTTGCGCGTCTCGTCTTCAGGCCACTTGACGTGGTCCCAGGCCTGGCCGTCGAGCGGCAGGGTTTTGTCGCAGTGATGGCACGCGACAAACCATTTCCGCTTGTCCGT